CCGGCAGTTGCATGGTTATCATTATAGGGTCCACATTGTATCATTTTATTCATAGACTTAAAGTAAATGTATATTTCACTTGAACCTGCACATAATGCTTCTGGCTTTCCAAGCAAACGCTCAACTGCGTGTGAAATTCTTTCCGGTGGATAATAATCATCATCGTCCATATATACAATAATTGAACCGCGAACAAATTGATGCATATAATTACGCTTTGCACCCAACGTCATCTTTTCAGGCACTTCAAAGTAACGAATTTGTGGTATACCTGATGCCAAAACCAAGTCTTGTATTTTATCTGTACCATCGTCTACTATAATCCATTCTATCAAGTGCTTCGGATAATCTTGGTTGATAAAGCAATTAAACATATTCTGGATAAATGGTCTGCGGTTGAATGTTGGAGTGCACACACTCACCATCGGAAGATTAGACATATTCTTAGTTTGTTTCATTTATGTCCGTGAATATTATTAGTAAATACAACTATTTATATCGGTATATCAACATATATTTTAATTATGAATATATATTGATTATGAAACAACTTATACCTGTGGTTTCACACTAGATTGAGGTACGACCGGTTCGGTGGTTGGATTGAAATTGACATTGATACTGTTTACTTTCGGTATAACTTCAATGACTTTACTAACACTTTGCATCTTATTAGCAACATCATCCATTGTTGGAAGGCTACTTTTAACTTTATCCAACGATGGGAGTTTTTCGTATACATTGTTCACAAACTCGGTTGCGTTATGAATGTCTTCTTTGAGACTTTCGTCAAAACTCATTTCAGTCGGTTTAGAATTGTTCAAATTATCATTCATTGGTAATACATCGGACGGTTCAACTTCCGTAATATATGATGTAAAAATTGTTACACCGAGTAAAATGATTGCCATACTATTAATACACATCAAGACAATTTTTAATATGGGACCTTTAATATGCAACACATAATCAATGAGACCATATATGAACATCGCAATAAATCCAATACGTATCACGTATCTGTATATAAAATTCAGGAATACATTGAAATTGTTCGCTATTTTATCTAACATTGACATCGGTTTGCAAATGGTTTCATCTTTTACTGGAAGTTTATTTGCATTGATATATTGATGTATTTTTTTGATTGTTGCGAAAAAACCGTCTTTACTTAACAATGGTATTCCAAAGAATGAGAACACAAACAGATACAAGAAACACAATGTTGCAGCAATCGGTACAGAGAACATCATCAAAAAGAATATTTTAAATATATTGGAAATAAATGGCATGATAAGTGACGCTGGGAAGCCCGCTACCAGTTTCGCTACGTTTAATGCCGCAGAGATTGGTTGAAATTCAAAAAACGACAACACATACAGTAAAAACGTAGTACCATACATAAATGAGAGTATCGGGTTAGACATATTTACACTCGCGATATCAATTAATATTTTGCGAATAGATGATGCAGACGAGTAGAAGAAGCGAATAAGTATAACGAACAGCAATATAAAACAGATTGCCACATTGATATAACTCGTTAAAAATTCCGGACCAGACTTGACAAAGTATTCTTGTAATTTTTCAGGAAAAAACAATGGAATATCTAAGAGGAAATCTAACAATGCATATATTGTATTCACTATACCGGCTTCGTGTAAACTCTCGCGAGAAATATCATATAATTCTACGCGGTCTCCGTGCTCTTTATAGAACATCATAAACGCCCAATTATATACGGCAATTATGGCAGCAATCATAGATAAAAACCAACAAACATATTTTTTTACAACTGGAATATCTGCTTTATTTTTAGATTTACCTGAGCCTATATTTACAATCGTTTCTGCAATCTTGGTTATTACGTTATTAATCGCATCGTATAATGAATTAATGGAATCTTCTGCTGAAAACTTTTTGGTACTTCGTTTAGGTCCTCCACCTTCGTATATATTATCTGGTTGTGTCCAATCATCCTCACTAAACGTTGCAAATGGTTCAGACGTCGGTCGTGTAGACGTATTATCTGTTGTGGGTTCCACATCATTTATATTTTCTAAGGGTTCAATGTTTTTGAAATTTCGTCGTTTTTTCTTTTTATGCACCATATTTATTTTATTTTTCATTGCCTCTGTTTGAAAATTAGTAGCATCATTTGTGTTACTAAATGTTTTCATATAGGGACTATTCATATTAACTTCTGGCATTTGTTTCATAAGTATAGTATAATATTTATTGCTTATACTATACCGACGTATAATAAAACGTTCGTTCACGCGGAATTATCTGGTATACATCATCCCACAATTACCATTAATAAACGAGAGAATGTTATATCTTTCTTCGTACAAAGTCATATTATAATTATATTCGTATAATTTCCAATTTGATTTACGGACGCCTACTGCATTTCCACATAAATCACATATAATATCAAACCTAGAATTCACTGGGTCAATCGGTGGAACATATGTAGATATTTCTAATTCAATGTTTTTAAATTTACTGAGATTAATCGCTCCGGATGGCTGATATTCATATGGGCTCGTATTCAAGCAGAAATTATAACAGTAAATACCTTCTTTTGCGTTACCCTTTGTACGAGTATACTTCTCAATATAATCATATATTCCACGAGTTAAAATATTTTCACGATACTCACCATCTAAAACTATACCCATGGTTTCTAAGATATGTTTATGATTATCAACTACAAAGTTACCAGTAATATATATACCAGTGGTACGACTATCCTCAGGGTCCACATTTGGAAATTCGCCAATCAAATTAGCATCATTTCTATATACAGATATGTCAACCGGAACATTCTTATATGGCCAGTTTGAATAATTTGACCACTCATTACGCATATTCGCATCATTTCGCTGTAAATACCACATCCAACTTGAAATCATACCATTTGATTCGAGTTTTATACGTTTTGAACCAGTAATATTTTCAAATTTATATTCAAACACGTCTTTTACTAAATAAACGTGGTCTTCTGCCGCAAATACGTGGGCTTCTTCCTTTGAAAGAAAACAGTATGTAGATATTAAATGTATATCTGCGTTCCATGTAGATACTTGATTTTCATATACCACTGGATTAAATCCGACAAGGGTATCATTATTTATAATTGGAGTAGGATTACTTGGAGGGGTTTGCAAGAAACGATACATTTGAAACCGGGCTTCGTTAAAATCCGGCTGAACATAGGGTCTATTATTTGCATTATCAAATACATCACGCACAACGAACAAGTCTCTTATCGGACGCATTGTCACATTAATTACCAACTCGTTATATTGTAACGCAATTAGTGGAAATGCACAACCATTATTCAACGTAAACCAAGTATTTATTGGAATATACAAATTTCGCCCACGAATAGAGGGTTCCGCACCAGTTGTTTGATTCCCATACATCGCAGACGGATACGAATTCGCTCGCGTATAAGAGTTTGCTGGGTTATTTAACTCTGTTACGTGTCCGGTCATTTGATTAAATAATTCCTTTTTTTCTGCGGTAAAATCGCGTTCAACCATTAATTGTAAATATTCACCAGTATATTTTTGTAATGTTTGAGAACCACACGTAATCACTATTTCCTTTATCATATTTGTACCGAGATGTTCTATCCACTTAAAATCATAAGGTGCCCAACGAAAGTCAGTTCCATTGACTTTGCTATCTATTGGATGATGTATAGGGCTCCATATATCAGGTATGGTTACAACTACATACGTGTCCATAAGTAACTCGGCATAACGCGGAATTTTAAATGTAAAAGTTGAATCCTCAGTTAAACGAAGGTCTCTTAAACCATTGTAATCTATTCTGAACTTCTGAAGTCCAAAGTTACTATATTTACAATAGGTAACTTTAAAGAAAGTTTTACTAGGATTTCCAGTTAAAAATAGATTATTATTTCCAAGTGCAACAATGTTTAGTAATCCACCTGCCATTTCTGTTTAATATATATTTACTATTATATTTGTTATAGATAATTATATTTATTTTTTGTCTCCTTATTCTTTATAGTCGGTGTAATATGAAAACTTATCAAACAATATTGCTTATAATCACAATATTCGTTTTTCTATATGTAATATGGCGTTTTCTCAGACGACGTAGAGAAATAAGTCGCTTGCAAAATAAACTACATATTGAAGGATTAAAGAACTTGCACAAATGCAAAAACCCTACTTGTGAAAACAATCATATTGACCGAATTGAAGGGTTTGGTTCTCTTGAAACCGAATACAATGGACTTATTGAAACCAATCCGAATAATATTATGTCTATTGGAAAAAAATATACTGACCGTCCACTCAAAGAGTATGTTATTAAGACCTCTTACAATAGTGCGATCACTGGTAATTATGTGAACACTGAAATGGTAAAATACGTCTTACAACGCGGATGTCGTTTCTTAGATTTTGAAGTATTATACATAGATGAGAAACCATATGTCACCTATACCACTGACAACAAGTACGAAATCATTAATACGGACAACAAAGTACTCTTAGATAATGTGTTAACTGCCGCGATATCACAAGCATTTACCCAACCTAGTCCGAACTATGAAGACCCGTTATTTATTCATTTGCGTCTAAAATCCAACAATAATGGCATTTATAAAGCAGTCGCTAAGTCTATTGATGCTAATTTACGTGCGAAATTATATTCTAAAAAAATTACTCATAAGACAAAGTTGTCGGATATAATGGGAAAAGTGGTTATTGTAATGGACAAATCCATAAATCGCAAATATGCGACTGATTATAATGGGAAAAGTGGTTATTGTCATGGACAAATCCATAAATCGCAAATATGCTACTGATAGTCTATGTCCAGTTAGTGATAAGGAGTGTCACAATCTCTCTAATTTTATCAACTTGGAGAGCGGCTCCGATATCTTGTATCAAAACACATATACCGACATTCTAAACCAATCCTATAATATTGTTAACATACAAGATAAATGCGAAATTTGTACAGATGTTCATCGTTATAGACTGGTTGTTCCCGACAAAGTAAATAATAATTCTAAAAATCCGGATGCATATGAACTTATTGGAAAACACGGATGCCAGATTGTTGCAAACCGCTTTTATATAAAAGATGATTATCTGAATAAATATGAAAAGATGTTTCACGATAACAAAGGTGGTATAATACCACTAGCATTTGTTTTAGACTATATCAAGAAGGAGGAAGGAAATAAATAGGACCTAGTTTAGACCAATACAAAATCTTGTTATATTGTATACAATGAATAAATATAACAAGAAACGCTCAAAGAAGGCTTATCCTACATCCCGCCAAAAATTTAAAAATGCGGCTTGTAATAATACTATGACTTTTCAAGAGTGTGAAATGGCAATATTAAGACAATCTATTGATGAAAATGAAGAACTACAAGGACAACGTATTGTAAATAACGAAGATGTCAAAAAAATATTGAAGATTGTTGAAGACTTTATAGTAAATAAAAAACTTATTTGTTATGGTGGAACTGCGATTAACAACATCTTACCCAAGAATGCACAGTTTTACAACAAAGAGACGGAATTACCCGATTACGACTTCTTTTCACCGAATGCAATGGATGATTGCAAAGAACTCGCGGACATCTATTATAAGAATGGATACACGGATGTTGAAGCCAAAGCCGGTGTGCACGTCGGAACATACAAAGTATTTGTAAACTTTATACCCATTGCTGACGTTACCTACTTAGTACCGGAAATATACAATGCAATCCATAAAGAAACGATAATTATTGCGGGTATTCACTATGCCCCACCCAATTATCTACGTATGGCAATGTATTTAGAGTTATCTAGACCTGCCGGTGATATTTCTAGATGGGAAAAGGTGCTCAGCCGATTAAACTTATTAAACCAGTACTATCCGATGAACGATACCGAATGCTCACATATTGATTTTCAACGAAATTTGGACAGTAATATGGATAATGCAGAACAGTTGTATATTGTTACTCGCGACACGTTAATTAATCAAGGGGTAGTATTTTTTGGAGGATACGCATTTGGACTATACTCAAAGTACTCCAATGGAAAATACAAAATGGACGAAGTACCTGATTTTGATGTATTGTCAGAAGACCCCGACCGTACCGCCATGATTGTCAAAGAACAATTGATGCAAAATAATTTTAAGAAAGTAAAAATCGTTAAGCATAAACAAATTGGAGAACTTGTACCCGAACGTTGCGAAATAATGGTTGGACCAGAAACAATTGCTATGATATACAAACCTATTGCGTGTCATAGTTATAATAAAATACAAATCAACAATAATGAAGTTAACGTTGCAACCATTGATACCATTTTGAGTTTCTATTTGGTGATGATTTATTTGGATGTAGAGTTAAATTACAATAGGCTTATTTGTATGGCAAAATTTCTCTTTGATATTCAAGCCAAAAATAGACTAAACCAACGCGGATTGTTGAAACGCTTTTCTATGACATGCTATGGTAAACAGTTAACATTAGAAGATATACGAGCAGAAAAGGCATTAAAATACCGTGAATTCAAAGAAGGCAAAGTCAACAAAGATGAATACGATATGTGGTTTTTAAAATATAATCCGGGTGAAAAACCTGTAAAAGCCAAGCATAATAAAACACGGAAAAACGTCAAGTCTTTGTCATCTGAAAGTTCTCCTGAACCGGAAAAGGAGCCAAAAAAGAAGACGATATTTGACATATTACTGGCGGCTAAAACTCACTAATAAATGTGGTAAATTGAACCATCGTATAATACAGTGACCCAAACAGCATACTTTTTAACAGTAGCCCGTAAAAGTTAAAATTGCCATCATCATTGTAAATGGATAAGAAAGACAGTTTTTTAAATATAAGTGTATTTACCACAGGCATCTGAAATATGAAATATAGGATGGCAATAAAAATCGGTGTTTGAAGATTTGTAATCATATCATCTATTGAGTTTCTGCGCCTCTTTTTCTCTTCGTATTCTTTTAGGTTCTTTTCAGTGTCTTTTTCGTGTTCTCTAACATAATCGTCCAAGTCCTTAGGTTTTGGAATATAATTCGGTTTTACGCGTTCGTCTTGCGAATATACGGTTGTATCTTGTTGTATATCACGAGATGGCAATCGTTGATGTTGCATCGCATTTAATTGCGCGATATCTTGTTCGGACAATTGATTTGGTACAGGTACCATCTGACGTGCATTGTTTTGTGGAAATTGTGCGGTAGTATCTTGTGGCATCTCAATAATCGGATTTTTATCTGAAATTCCATATGGGTTTGGGTGAATGTTTATAGGAATGTAATTGTTTGGCATCTCAGTTGGTTTATTGGAGGGTGCATTGCCATTTGGTAGGTCAGATAATCTCGTAAATGAATTCTCCATTTGACTATACAATATCTGATAACAATATTGTATAATTTTTACGAATAAACCTTTGTATTCTATTTATTCATCGGTTACAGTATGTGCGGATACCTTAATAATACGCTTCGTGGAATCACACTTTCCGGGTTCACTTTTATATTTATAGCATTTATCACTATGTTTAAATGTTTTATCTTCAATGTCCTCAATGACGGGTCCGTTAAACACTAAACATTTGTCATCCGCACAAGTTTTCTTGAACAATGTTGCTAAACCCAAACCTAATAATATAGAAATCAACATCTGTCCGGTTGGTGTGTTTAATAGTCTTTTAAAATTCATTGTATATTATAACTTACGATAATATAGAACGACTAAATTGTAAATCAATAATGATTATGATTGTACCGGTACTTTACTGATTTCACTTTCGTTTGTAGGACAAGTGACCTCTGTTTGTTTCAACGAAAAACAAGTATCCGTACTATCTTTATATTGCAAAACGCCTACATTTTCTGGCGTAGGGTAAACGTATATTTTTCTAGCGTCGGGCATCGTAATATAAATTGCAAATAACCCGAATGCTAAACTTAGTATGAAAATGTCTAGTCGTATGTATTTGAATATACTCATAACGCAACTAACTAAAATATAGACATATTTTTCTATATTCAATATTTTTATTTTTTACTCTTCTTCTTTTTCTTTTGCGAGGCTAGTTGAGAGTTCTTTTTATCTTCTTCATCCATCTCCTTCAATAAATCTGGATGAATAAAACTCTTTTCTTGGACCTCTTCTCCTTCCAATCTAAACACGTATTTATCTTGACCACTACCCTGTTGCAATGAATACTTTGCCGCGAGTTGTCGTTGCATTTCAATACGCGCTTTTAGTTCTTCCTCTTGCTTTAATCGTTCCGCTTCTTGTTGTAAACGTTTGATTTCAACGCGTCGCTTGGCGTTTTCCTTCAACTTTTCTTTTTTTACCATTCTATCCATTGCATTTGTATCCAAACGAACATTCTTACCAAGACCCCCTAATCCACCCAGACCAGCAGCCAATCCTCCCAAGTTACCCATACCACCTAGACCCGCAGCCAATCCTCCCAAGTTACCTAGACCACCCATCCCCTTCGCCATCGTCTTAAACATATTGTTCAATTCGTCGTTTCCCCCCATATCTTTCATCTTACCGATAAGGTCGCCCGCTTCTTTCATAATTTCCTCACGTGAAATTTCGCCACTTTTCATTTTTGCATCTAATTTACCACTCACCGATTTCATCAAATCCATAATCTTCTTCGGGTTTTTCATGAGGTTCTTAATCACATCTTGTGGATTTTCAGTATTCGCTGCATCCGCGCCTAGTAAATCCGCAAATTCACCGGAAATTTCTTCTGCCATCTCCTTAGCAAGAGAACCAATCTTTCCATTGAAAATGTTCTTCAAATGGTCTTGAATATTCTCCATATTTGGCATTCCTTCCATTTTATCAAACATATTTTTAAATTCCTCCGGTTTTTCTGATTGACTATCGCCATCGTTTGCAGCAGCATTATCCATATTCTTGAAAAAATCGGTTAGTCCACTCATCGTCTCACTCAATTTCTCCTGCAAATCCTTTTCGTCAATACCATCAAATATGTTCATCGTGTCGCCAAACATGTCTTTATCCTTTACTTCCCCAATGACTGTGAATAAAACCAACTGCAAATATTTCCACATTGTTTTTTTGGTATTATCACTGACACCTTCGGTATTGTACAAAACTTTAAAATCCACATTTGGTAAAAAGTGTACATTTACTTGACTTTCCTCCGAAAAGATATCTTCGTTCTGATATAAAATATCAAAAAAACGTTCAGGATATACCGACTTACAATGATTAAAAATACCGGTCAATACATCTTCTGGCAACTCGGGATAAATCATATCATTCCATAAATGAACGTATTCGGGGAAGGTGATGGATAAATCTTTTGTGAAATCAAATATGACAGAAGCAAAATTCTTAGGAATAGTTTTAACGTCCATAATATAAATATGTTTGAGGTTTTATTTAACTCATTTTACCCATAAATATAATTGAATGGTGTAGAAAATTGAACTATTTAATTACTAATACCAAGTAAAACATCTACTTAATCAACATTAGTAATAATGTCAAAGAATACGTTAAAGTTATATATTCCCCGCTTGTTAAATGGTATTACTACAAAGGTAGTAAAGAATACGTTTAATCGTTTGCAACTTGGGGACGTATATTATATTGATATGCATCGTAAAATAAACGAAAATCGTAATGTCTATTATTTTGCATTCATAGAAATAAATTTATATGATACAGATGCTGCGGATAATCTTGCTAATCTGATAAATGATAATAAGGTAGTTAAACTGATATATGATGAAGAGGCTGCGTTATACTGGGAAGTTAAGAACCATATTCCAAAAGATGTACGTAATGTGAAATCGTCTGCCTTGGTTACACCTGTCACACACGAAAAATTTGTTAGTATCGTTAAGTCTCAACAACTACCTATGTATGTAAGTGATGAAAATGCAGGACCAGAAAATGATGACCCGATTGATTACGACAAGGATGATGTCTTTGATTACGATACATATATCAGAGACAACGTATATAATATGTGGGATAATAAGTACAATTTTCGTCCTCTAATCTAGATTATTAAACCAAAGAAAAAATAAAAATATGAAAATGTAAATTTTGTACATTTTTTTATAGTCATATTGTATAGCCGAACAATATGTCATATACCACATCGGAATTAACCAAACTACAAAATAATTTTCAAAATATATGGCTATTAAAGGACGAGATAGTTAAGACAAAACAAACGATTACCATGAAACTCTCTCATTTGAAAACCATATATAGCGATTTAACCAAAAAGAATACAAAAAAGATGTATTTATTTTGTCTGGATACCTTCTTTTTTCAATATAAAACATATTCTATTGAAATGGAGAACTTAGACAAACACCGAATATTATTAAATAATCGTATGTATTGTGATTACTACAAATTATATAATTTGATTACTGCATACATGAAAGAGAATGCTGAGGAACTTGATACGGAACAATTAGACATTCGTACATTTGCCGCATACAAAGAACTTGAACCATATCACGAATATAATTTAGATGATATAAAAGCATTGCATTCAACTATTTTATCCTTTATTAAACATCTGCAAACTAGATACGAGACAAACGAAGATAATATACGTAATTATAATTCAAAACATCGTGTCGGATTTTCCATCTCTAACTTTTTAAATACGATGGATTACGAGAACTTGTTAGTTAAACAACAAATTGATTTGTATTTGAATTATATGGCGTTTTTCCATATCTCGCAACAAAAACAGTTAAAACGATTACTGAATAAATTACAAGAGTTTGATACCGATATTGAGGAGAACCTGAATGTAAACACGATGTGTTCAATTAATGATATTGCACACTCTGAACCGATTGAAGATTTCTTTAAAATGGAGGCTGCGTCTGTCATTTCACAATATAACAGTGAAGCCAATTTAAATGTCATTGAACAGATAAAAATAGAATTTGCTGAGGAAGTCAGTTCAGATAGACCGTGAGTTCTGGCGTAATCGTCGCAATAATAACATTGTAAATACAAAATTACAACGTTATTGCTATATTTTTATTTGTATGTTATTATATATAAAATCTAAATGACAGACCGAGAAAATGATAAATTAGGTTTAGATAGTCCACGAGAAATTTGTAGCAATAATCCACATGATAATAAATCACTCAATGCGAATACAGAGAGTAATATTAATTGCGTTGAATGGTCGCCAGATAATGAAAAAATAATGATTGAATGGTGTGATGTTGCCCAATGTTATAAATGGTTAAATTTGCGTTCACACGGTAAATATTCTACTATGCACGCTTGGTTTACCATACCAGCGATTGTATTTTCTACCATCAGTGGTACTGCGTCGTTTGCACAAGAAAGTTTTCCTGAAAATATGCGGAGTTATGCTCCGTCCATCATTGGTAGTATCAATATTTTTATTGGCATTTTAACTACCATTCAACAATATTTAAAGATTTCTGAGTTGAATGAAGCACATCGTGTCGCCGCCATATCCTGGGATAAATTTGCACGTAATATACGAATTGAGTTAGCAAAAAAACCGTCGGAAAGAGACCACGCAGGACATTTTTTAAAAATCTCTCGTCAAGAATTTGACCGACTGATGGAAACTAGTCCTTCCATCACTGACGCTGTGATTGAGGAATTTAACGACAAATTTAGTGGAAAGCCTGGTTCTGAAAAGAGACGCCATTTTGACAAGTTGAAGAAACCAGATATTTGCGATACCATTATTAGTGCGGATGAAACACGTAATCGTTGGTATGAGGAATTAAATAATATACCTGCGGATACAATGGGTTCAATTGACGACGCTGCTTTACGTGCGAAAGATAAGTTTATATTGGAACAACAACAACTATTACAAGAGAAAGAAGCCGAACTTGCGCGTCATAACGAAATACAATTAGCAAGTGTACGAGTAAAACTAGATAATCAAGAAAAGGCAGCGCAAATACGTAGAGAACAAGACTTATTTTTTAATAGTCAGGTTGCTGTTATAAATGCATATATAAATGGTTATATGTCATTATATTCTAGACAACCAACGGTTACCGAATTAAAAGAGAATTTCAAGAATGAAATACAAGAAGACATATTAGATAAATTCTTATCTACTTACGACCAACTACAAAAAGTATAGTCGTGGAGAACCTATAACAATATTCGGGTTTATTACAAATATTGTTATATTTCGGAGAACAAATCAATGCTCTTCACTGACCAGTATTCAATGCCGTCAGATAAAAAACATACACACTCGATAAAAAACATACACACTCGTTATCTTCAATATACTCATATTCGGTTTTAATGAATGGTTCGTGCAATACATACACTGCATCATAATTTAATAGTGCAAACCGTTTTACTAGTGTAGCATCGGAATTGTCCAATAATTTACTTGTAAATAAATATCCATTACCAACCACTGGGTGGTGTATTTTATCATTGATTAAAGACATTGTTGTATCGTTGGTATCTAAGTACTTCGCATTTGTATATTCGCCATTTATCTCTTCACATAAATACACTGCAATCGGATAAAGGATTGGTTGTTGTTTGTTATCACGCATATATTTTAACACGTTCTCGCTATTGATTACGTTTGCCGCTCCATCCGAGATGGGTATTCCGTTTACACGTTTTTTATTTATAATTTCTTCAATGAGACAACTTTTATGGTTCTCGTCAAACTTGTTTATAAATTCTACGTCAGATACATCAAAGAACACATATATCTCTCCTGCGACTTCAACAAAGCCTTTATAGCATTCAAATGAAATTGACTTGTTATCTACTGAATTATTTTGTATATAACGAGAACCTTGCATATACAAATAATCGTCATTTTCATCAACATTTTCGGTTACAATTGGCGCATTCGTTTCCACTTCTTGTTGTGGGTTCTCATCAGTTGCATCCAAGGGCATAATATGCTCCGGATTATCCTCAACTTCGGCATCGTCTGTGGTTACTGTATTTGGTGATAGCACTTCTGTAATGTTTGGAAATGATAATTCGCCATCATTTGCCATAAGATAATAGGTAATAAACGGCTGTTTCAACCCAGTATGTTGCATATACATACACAAATATGTGTTCTTCTTATTCTCCTCATCAAATTGGAATTCGCGTGATAATGGGTCATCGTTTAGATAAGTGTATTTTTCATCCGATATGTTATTGGTAACTATGTCTGGGTTTTCTTCATATTCAGGTATATTTAAAATTTCACTTGTGTTCTCATAGTCAGTAGTAATATTGCGGGTTTTCTTCATGAATTTATCTCTAATCAGATTTCTTGTATCAGTAATGCTAGACATTGTTGTATACACTATACTGCAATTTTATTATGAGATGTAAACTAATAATAAAAATAATATAAAGATGTTTTAGTAGTTATTTGTATAATTAGCAACCGCTATATATCTATTTAGGACTTTTCCTACCCAATCCTTTCTAAATCTAAATGACCGTTGCCGACGAGAAATCTCTACAAAGTGACTATGCCGACTATGAACCGGTATATAAACAAGACGAATATACATTAGCCAGCGAGAGCAGTGTAAAGTCTGACCCCAGTCCTGCTAAGCGAAAGCAGCGAAATTATATGGATGCCTATCTATTGAACGACAAGACATACCACAAGATGGTTCGTTTTGGTGGTTCTAAGGACGAAAAGGTTGGCGTGTATTCCACTCCAACCACTCCTGGGTCAAAAATTCGTGATGCTATTACCGGTGCTACTACACCGCTATGTAGTGTTGGAAGTGCATACGAAGATTTGTATTTCAAAGTCGTATTTGCTACTGGTGATTTCGGTAGCGAGCCGAAAACAATGTTCTTTGATTGTCCAGAGCAATATGAGCGCCATCTAAACGCTACTGTTTCTCAACAAAATAAGGACAAGTGGACAAATAAGTTTGCTGCTGCTCGCAAAGTCTTAACCGAATAATAGTACAAACAACTACTGCCATTTAGGAATTTATTACACATAAAAAACAAAACAAAAATGTCGTTATATTATAAATCAACTCAAAATGTACGATACACCCATTCCAATGATAAATTATGTAATGGTAGGAATTACCGCTTCGGTATTAGCCTATGCTACTGCTACTGCAATGGATATTGATGATAATACGAATGAAAATCCTGATAATAGTACCGGATGGGCGGTTGACAGTTTACCCGGTTTTGATAACAAGGAAACCAGTGAACCCGAGCCCGAGCCCGAGCCTGAGCCAGTGGAAGAACCACCGATGCCTGAGGCAGAGGCTGAGGTAATTCCAGAAACACCCGTACCAGAAGTAGAAGCGCAATTAGTCACTGAACCGGAAAAACCGAAACAGCCAGTTGCATTACCAAGTATTTTTGGTGGAAAACGTTCCAAACAATCATTACGTAATAAGAAATCACATAACAAAAAACACAAAAAAACCCGAAATCACAAGCATCATAAATAGAAAATTGAAATTATATTACCTATTACAAAATAAGTAACATAATTTACCAAGAAGTCATTAGAATGTCACATTAGAATGTCATTTATTACACATATCACACCGCGCAATGTGTCTGACATTTTTATAACCGCAAATAATATAAAAAACAGTCTATCGCAACCTTTAAACAAGGTATATGTTTCCATCGGAGGGAAATTCAATGCGCAATATGTACAGTTAAACCGCAAGACACAAATTGAAACCAATTCAGTATTTCAAATGCTTCCTGGTTTTATTCAATGTAAAGAAACATATGAGGATGACCAGTGTATTATCATTGCAATTGACGATTTTCAAAATAAAACCAATACGATAGAAAATATAGGGTTATTAAACCGGCATCTCATAAAAGGCGCTCATATCATACTATGCAATCAATATTGCACAGAAACATTTATTGCTTCTTTTATGGAAAATCTACTTGAATTCCTGAAACAGTCAAATATATACAAGGAAAATTTTATGATATGTAATTACGTCAAATTTCTAAACGAACCAAATGATTTTGAAAAAATGTCTGCAACCGTTATTCCAGAGACTATACAGCATATTCTGAACTTAGAAGCAAATAATCTATATTCGGAATGCTTTTACGATTGGTTTGGATACAATAATCACTTATATAATTACATTTATTGCTACAAACTATATCGTCATAATTTTATAATTTTACAGAGATTAGAACAAATCATTGAACAAATAACTTATAATTCAAACACAAAAATCTCCTTTCGCGACTACAATGAAACCAATTACTTGGATAAAATATATGATATTACTGGGAATGGCATTGATAAGTATAGATTATCAATGTCATTGCGAGACCATTTAATTGCAAATAATCATTTAGAGCACAAACCTCGGTAAGGTTTACAACAGGTCTAGACACGCTTGGAAAAAGTTTTGTAATTTGGCTTTATCTATACCACCAACCGCCTCGTCAGGAACAAAACTATTGTTACCTTTTTTATAGCACAAAATGACAGGAATACCATTTACCATCTTTTTCATTTTTAGGAATGCATATAAATCTACACTGACGTCAATGTCTACGAGTACACATTGAACAGTATTGGGCATAGATTTAAATGCTTCATTCACAAGAGGTTCAATCATTTTACAAGGACCGCACCAATCTGCTCCAAATTTAATAATCACCAATCCTGGATTTGATTGGAGAAGTTCTGCGAACTGTTTTCTGTCACAAAGGTTAGTCATCACCGGAAGCCCCATTTTGTTATTATATTATATTCGTATTTTTTTATTTTGTTTTCGGATAAACTAAGTAAAAACAATATATCAAAATGTTATACATAGAAATACAAAATGTCAGCAACTACAAAAGCCCATAACCTAGATATACATATGTATTCTCTCAAAGAATTGCTAGCATTATTTAACACTGATTATAATATATCCTTTGATGATTTAAAACGAGCGAAAAAGCAAGTATTAATGACCCATCCAGACAAATCTAAGTTACCTGCTGAATATTTTTTGTTTTATAAAAAAGCATTTGATATCGTTGTTAATTTTTATAACAATCAAAATAAACAGTCTCAACAGATAAATGCAGAGAATACTACATATGTTCCTACTTCGGTATCTAATACAGATAAATCTACTACAAAACAAGTTGTAAATGCTATCAATAATATGAATAAACGCGAATTCCAAGACAAATTTAATTCATTATTTGAAAACACAATGGTTAAAAAACAAAATAACACCCGAAATGAATGGTTTTCAAAAGACGAACCTATTTACGACACCCACGATAACGTCAATGCAAATAATATGGGACAAATGTTCGATAAAATCAAAGAAAAACAATCCGGTATGGTAAAATACACTGGTGTTAATAATTTAGTTGTTAACAGTGGAAGTGGTACTAACTTTTATGATGAAGAAGATGATAACGACGATACATACGTTACTAGTGACCCGTTTAGTAAATTAAAATACGATGATTTACGCAAGGTTCATAAAGATGAAACCGTGTTAGCAGTCAGTGAACGTGATTTTAATAAGGTCAAGCAATACAAATCAGTTGACCATATTATGAGAGAACGAGGCAGTCAGTCATTGACACCTATTGAAAAACAAGAAGCCGAGAGAATGCTGTCAATACAAGAACAACAATATAGAGAACGTATGATGAACAAAGGGCATTCCGCCAATTTACAAACAATGCAATACGCAGAAAAAAATAAAGCGGTGTTATCACAGTTTTTACGATTGACTAACTCAACTACGTAGAATGCATTCTCTTTCCAAAAAAACGTTCTTTATCCAAGTCCAACATCAAATCGGTGTAACTCACTGAACGTTCTTCCACATCACTGTAATTATCATATTGTACAGTGGTTAGCGGAATAATTAAATACCAGAAATACTGTGTTTGCAACCGCTTCCAATAGATATCCAATGCGTATTGTCGTTTATTTGTGGGTTCCTGCATTAATTTCTGCAATCCAGTCTTGAAGTTGTCTATCATTACATCGTACATTCCACGTTTTACTATATATCCTGTTGTGGTTTGACAGTTTAATATGCGAACACAATAGTCATTTATTGTAAAGAATGGGGGTGCGTTATTTCCACTAACAATCAGTACGTCCCAGTTAATCTCTTTATTATTATAGAATTTTGTTATATTCTCTTTCAAGAGCTGCGGTTTTAGAAAAGTAATATCATCTTCGCATATAAATACGTGTTCATAATTACGGTCTTTCGCTAACTCTAAACATTTAATATGACTTAGAGTGCATCCAATTGCACCAGATGTCATTTTAATTGCATCTACACGTTCTGCGGTTATACCCATTTTTGTAAATTCCGCGGTAACGTGTTCTAATCTGTCTGTACGACTAGCGAGATTAATAAACAGAGTATTTGTAAATAATTCCATATTTATAAATACTAATAAACATTATCTATATTTGTTTCATAACAATATATTTTTAGTTATCATTTTCCACCGTTTCAACGAAAACGTCCATGTTTGTTTGTTGCTGAATTAACGACATATTTTGCGGTTTAATGTCTGGCTTGGTCAACATATTCAACCGTTCGTTTGTCATAACTACTTGTCTTGATAATTCCAATATTATATTTTTCAACGATGCGATTTCATTCTTATGTTCATTCATCAATTCCAATATTTTTGAATTATTTTGGTCATTCGTGTCAGAGAGGTTCGCCGATTTTTTATTCGTTGGTTCCTCGCGTACAAGTTGAATATTGTCATTCGTTGATACCGGTTGTAAATTCGCAGATGGGGCTGGATGGATATTCAAATATGAATTACGTTCTTGCACTTGTTTTTTGATAAGTTCGTCCATGTTTGAAATCGCGGTGTCCTTTTCCTTCTCGCGAAAGTCTATTTCGGGGGGAAGTTGTTTATCAAACAATGACTTATATTCTTGCTGTTTTTGCATAAATTGTTGTTTGTATAATTCTTCTCTGTTGTTTTCGGGAATAGGTGGTGTTGGAATACTACTATATGAGGCGGGGGTCATTTCATTTTGACGCTGTACCATAACATTCGTTTGTGCCATTGTATGTATATTTTGTATCATATAGGTAAGGACCTCTTTATTTACGTGATTAAGTTCATTCTTATCAATTGTTCGTCCTTTGTAGAGATTGTAAAAATGTTCCATTGTCGTTTTAAACCATTGTTCTTTTTTAATATGAGTATTTGCTTGAAAGAACTGGACGGCAAAAGGGTTATTATTGATAATTTCCCATATTAATTGTTGATTTTCCGGATGGAATAATAGTGACATTATATCAAACTATAACGTCATATGTTTATACTGTTTGTGTCACGGTTAAATTTGTATTCATTTTGACTTATTTTTCCGTTTTGAATTATTCTTTCGGTTGGACTTATTTTTTCGCTTGGATTTGTTTTTTCGTTTTGACTTATTTTTACCCGAAATACCACCAGTTTGATTGTTACTTTCCGGTGCTGGCTGAACCGGTGCTGGCTGAACCGTTTCATATGGACCCCCATCAAAATAAAAGGATGTTTTATGTGCTTTTAAAAAACTTTCTGGTTTTAATGTATCATCTGCATAATTACTGCTTACCCATTTCAAATACTTTGATATTTCGTTTAACGTGTAGTCTACTTCATCCAATGATGGTTTACCCATATCGGTTGAATTAAAATGAATGGGTCCATGATACACATTTTTTGTATTTGGGTCAAACTTCGTTATTAAATCTACGTGCGCTGCTGCCATCGGCTTCGGTGTAGGGACCGGTTCATTCGGTACGGGAGCGGATAATGGCGGTGGTAACGCAGCCGTTGGTGATGTAATGGGTAATTGCGTTGACATATCTAGAAGTATACTATAATACTTCTAGATATTTATGCGTTGAAATATATCTCACGGAATTTACTAATATATTTGTCCGGAATACGTTTACTTTTAAAGAAATCTAGTTTTTCATTTAAATCTACAAATTTGTGTAAATCCGTTTGTCCGGTTAACATTGTGATTATAAAAAATAATGAATATACCCCACATTCAGTGTTACCATACTGATGTTGCATTGGATGGTTCTCGTGGAATGTAATTGTCTTATTCATTATAGAACATTGTTGTTGAATTCGCTCAACCAATTTCATAATTTCCATCGGAACACTATCACCTGCACTATCCATATAGTACGCATAATTATCATCCAGGTCTACAAAGAGGGAAACCCAATGAGAACCGGGTTCGTCGTGTTTGTCTAAATTAAATACAATTCCTACTTTTGTTTTGCCAGCCTCTAATTGTTGGACTACATCAAATCTACATAATTCATCGGTAACACATTCATCTGATGTAACTCCACCAATCTTTTTATCAAAATCAATGGCGGATGGTCTTATTACTCCGAAATTTGGATATTTGTCTTCATATTGACGGAGAACTTTATAGATATCGTCCGTATTAAGCCACGTATAAGGGTTATTTTTCCAACTTACGGGTTGGTCCGGAGCAAATAAGTATTTATCCATTGTTCTACGTACATTATCATCTTTGATTAAATCTAACCAACAATCTTCTTTATTGCACGTTCTCATTCGTTGTCTTAAACTTGACCATATTCTGTCTGGACTATTTGAATAAATGGGATTGGATGAATGAGTAGAATTGTAAGATTTTTTTAATTGAAATAACACTTCTTGTGTAAGGCAACTATCGCGAACAGGTGTCATATCTTTCACTGCCGGACTACACGACATTTTAGTAAAATTACTTTTTGTTTTTCGTTTATTATTATGTATTTTACGTTTTTTTGTTTGATAATTACGAGATTTGGTCATTCTTGTTCTCGTTGGTTTATATTATATCGCTATATTTGGATGCCCTAAAATATTGTTTTTACTTATTTGTCGGCTTGGTGTATTTATGTTTTACTACTCGTTTTCCTCCCCAGAAGGAATGCATTATTGTATCTTGCACCGGTTCATCTGCCTCATCTGAGTTGTACTCTGCTTCTTCTGATTTCAAATGAGTTTCCTCGTCCATATTTCCAAATAATACATCATCTTCGTCGGAATGTTCATTTGATTTATTTTCCATATCTTTCATTTGAAAATATTTGATAAGCGTCTTTACGTAGCCATTAAATACATCATTTACATCAGTAGTAATCTGTTTAGACGGCGAGGATAACAAGTCATTTGTTATGGAGACTATTCGGTGTTTGTATTTAGATATTAATGCTTGTTGTTTAACATACTCTTCGTGTTTTGCTGGATCGGTTTGGTGTTTGTATTTAGATATTAATGCTTGATGTTTAACATACTCTTCGTGTTTTGCTGGGTCGGTTTTTGCGATATACTTTCTATAATGTTGTTTGTTCATTAACAATTCTAGTGTAACTTTATCAATCGTCTCATTGTTGACAACACTACTTGTTGTGTCGGTCTCCATTATTATATATAATATAGTTGGTTTTATCTAAATTTAGTTAGATTACAATTTTTCATATTCGGATTTCATGCTAACGAAAAAGAAAATATATTGCTATGTTATAATATAGTAATGTCATCAGTATTAGGTGGTCCATTCAATGGATATTCCGGAAAACCAACAATGACGAATTATAAAGGTAGTGAACAAGCAATGACTAGACGCGTATTACGTAGTGCATGGAATACTCAATATGCAACTGGCGTAGTCAACGGACAAAACAGAGTGATTACTCCGTTTAGAGCAGTAAATAATTTAGGTGATTTCTTGTCGCGCACAAATTATGTGTGTGGTGGACCAAATCAAGTGAATGCCAGCAAACCTGGATGGAAGGGACGTATCGGTTCTATTATATCTAATTGTGACAGTACTGGTGTAGAAGCATCCTCTGGCAATCACCGATTTGTATCAGATTCATCTGATTATATCAGATATAAGAAGCAACGTGCAATGAACCGCAATTATAATGATTCCAAGAATTAAGGTGATAATTGAACCGGTTCATATCTAGCACTTATGTGTGCTAGACGGTAAATAATCTATAACCATATATTATAATAGTTATAGATACAGATGTACAGAATGATGTTTAGCCTACAAAATAATATGAATGGTGCTCTATCTAGCAATACGGCCATGCCGCAAAAAGATAGTACCAGTGATAGCAACGCCAGTTTCCAAATCGGTCGTAAATCTTATATTGAGACGGTTCCTGAGCCAGCGGTACCTTTACCTGAGAAAAAATGGATGCCTTCGGTAAGAGATGCGTCAGATGTTGCTCGTCGTAGACGCGTTGTTAGTATTGGTAAAGGGTCCATCAATGTTAGTCCATCTATTTTATCTTTTACGACATATCGTGATGTCAACGTTGAAAATGACGCTTTGCGCCGGGTGCGTGCAGGTGGAGCAGTTGCGCCTGCCAAAAAGAATGCTCAGACAATGAGCCCGATAGTACCCAGATATGCTCCCGCTGTTCCGACTACGGCTATTATTCCGCTCAAATACCCAACAATGTTTCACTAAAATATTTTTTTCGCGATTTATTGTATAGAATGTATTATAACTATTTAGTCGAGTTCTTAGGAACGGTATTTTTCATATACGTGATATTAGCAACAGGTAATCCGTTGGCGATAGGCGCCACATTAGCATTGGTTATATTAATGACCAGCGAGATTTCGGGTGGACACATTAATCCTGTTGTATCTATCGTAATGGCATCTGCTGGTAAATTACCTACCAGCGAGATTATGCCATATTGTTTAGCACAGGTATTCGGCGGATTAGTTGCACTTGAATTATACAAACGTTACCGCCTATAAGCATTTACACCTTTTGCGTAACATAAATGACTACATTTATGTTACTATTTGCAAAAAAATTGAAAAACTTTTTGATGTTTCATCCATTTCAAATCTTACTTCTATTATAGAGGAACAACAACATGCAGCAGTGGTCTGGCGATATTTTGAAGGCAATTGGCAAACTGCCATATGACTTGCAACGCGAAATCTACAAATCAATTGATATTGATACCAGGTTGAAAGTACTTATGTATAATTATCCATCGTTGGAAATTGAAAACCAAGAACGTATTTCCGAAAATGCAGATGACATCTTTGAATGGTTTACTGATGAAGAACTTGCTGTTATATACAAAAACGGTTATATTTGTAAACTATTTTACAAAAATAGTTCAACACGTTGGGTACTCAATCCATCGTTTCTTGCAAAATTACCTGTCACCAGAATTTATGGATATGCAAGAAATGCACAATCAAACTGGAATACTGAATTGCAAAATCTTACTTATTATCATCACGTATTCAATATGATAGACACTTTGCGGACACATCCATTACAAACTGTGAAACGCAAAATAAATTCTACCTTATCTTTACTGATATATACGGACGTCTATGATATAAATTTCAATTACTATCTTCGTAAATTAGCATATCAATTTATAATTGCGAGTAATGTCTACAAGCGAACGTGTATTGTTGCAAGAAATGCGTACGCAGAACAACAACAGCAACTGGCAATTATAAGAGAGAATGAGCGTATTGAAAAAATGGCTTTGCGTAAAATAGAGATGGAAGAAGAAAATCGTCGGTTACAAGCAGAACGAGAAATAGAACGCCAACGTATTATGGTTGAACGACAAGATATTCTTCGTGTTAAATTGGAAACAAAACAACTAAGAATTCAAGAACGGGAAGAGAACCGACGTTTAAAACAAGAACAAGCATCTGCAAAAATAAGAGAACGTGAAGAAAAACAACAACGCAAACAAGTTGTACTAAGAGAAGCCGAAGAGAGAAAACAACAAAAGGCTGCCGAGAAGCCGAAGAGAGAAAACAACAAAAGGTTGCCGCCAAACTAGAACTAGATGCAAAACGCCAACATAAACTCGCAATGCAAGCAGCAGAAAAAGAGAACATTAAAAGAGAACGTACCGAACAAAAGGCTGCACGACAACAAGAAAAAAACGAGAAGCGTGCGAAGAAAATAGAAGAGAACAACAAGCGCAATGCAATATTAGCAGCAAAAAAGAATGAACGATTGCGAATACAACAAGAAGCCTTACATAATCAAACCCTCAATTATATCTGTAAACTATTCAAATAACTAACCGAAAATATGATAAGTGAGGTTCTCACATCTTATCATATTTTTTATCGTGTCTTATTAATTAAACGATATAGCGCATACAACCCTATAATTGACACTGACGTTATATAAAAATGAGTAATCATCGTATTCGCATATTGCGGATGTTCCATCTGTTTGGCTTGTTTCGGTTCTTCTTTATTCTCGTATGGTTCTAATGGTACTAGTTCATCAAATGTCACTGCATAGATATCCGGCGAGATACTGAGAATATCATAACCTGACAGTCCATTTTCTACGATTGTAGTATGTACAGAGCGGGCATCTTTTCCAGAAACCGATGCGACAGTGTTTTTGCACCCACAATTTGGCTTAGGGGGCTTCATCGCATCGTATGATTTGCCTAAACATGTTGGTGCAATATGTTTCATTGTAATTGTATTTGGTGTGTTATCAATCGGTTTGAACATATCGTTGTTTTGTATACTATATCCAAATATTTATTCATATTGAATAAATAATATAGATATAAAGATTTATCAACAAGCATAATAGCAATATGTGTGGAATTTTTTCACTGTTAAATGCAGATGGTAGCAATGCCGAATTAACTCGTTTATTCATTGAAGAACAATTTAAAAAAGGTCAAAAGCGTGGACCTGAGTTTTCTACACTCCAATCCGTGATGTTACAGACATTGTTTGGATTTCATCGTCTGGCGATTAATGGTTTAAATTCCGGTTCTAATCAACCTCTATGCTATAATGATGTCATTGTAATCTGCAATGGTGAAATCTACAATTATAAGGAATTATATGAAATGATGGATGTAAAACCAAACAGTGCATCCGATTGCGAGGTCATCATTCATTTGTACATCAAATATGGAATTGAACAAACCTTACAGTTACTAGATGGTGAATACTCATTTGCGTTACTTGATAACCGATTAGTCGGTGGTATGTCTAGATTGTACGTTGCGCGTGACCCATATGGGGTTCGTCCGCTGTACTGGTTAAAACCGAAAAATATCGTTAAAAGTAAGACTGGGTTTGTATTTGGATTTGCGAGCGAATTAAAAGTATTGTATGGAATATATAACAAGTTGAGATGGCGAAAAATCAATTCAGTTTTTCAGAATAGAATGGTGAAACATACCGAATATACGATTGAACAATTTGCCCCGGGTACCTACATGTCATTTACACAGTCCATTGACATATCCGCTGTTTGGACATTCAATGAGCAAGTCACTTATCACCGCCACGGATTTCATAGTATTATGTATAATGATAATTGTAGAAGAGAAGATGTTATTCATAATGTACAAAAGTATTTAATCAATGCTGTCCGGAAACGTTGTGGTGCTACAGAACGTCCGATTGCGTGTTTATTATCAGGTGGATTAGATAGTAGTTTGATTACTGCCTTGGTTAACGAATATCATATAGAACACAATTTACCACAATTAGAAACATATAGTATTGGATTAGAAGGTGCAACGGACTTAGAATATGCGAAAGAGGTAGCCGAATATCTGGGTACAAAACATACCACTGTGATATTAACAGAAGAAGATTTTGTAAATGCGATACCACAAGTCATTGCGAGTATTGAAAGTTACGATACAACGACTGTTCGTGCAAGTATTGGCAACTGGCTGTTGGGAAAATATATCTCGGAACACAGCAATGCCAAGGTTATTTTTAACGGGGACGGTTCAGATGAATTAATCGGCGGATATTTATACATGAAATATGCTGGCGATAGCATTGAGTTTGACCGTGAATGCAGACGGTTGTTAAAAGACATTCATACTTTTGACGTTCTTCGTTCAGATAAATCTATCTCATCTCACGGTCTAGAAGCCAGAACCCCTTTCTTAGACCGCGCTTGGATTGAATATTTCTTGTCCATTCCGCATCATATCCGGTATACTGCGTCAGACGACGTTGACGATGAGATTATTGAAAAAAACCTACTACGGTTAGCCTTTTCAAGGGAGACCTTTTTAAATCGCAACCATCGTCAAATATTACCAAACAATGTATTATGGAGACGAAAGGAAGCGTTTAGCGACGGTGTTTCAAAAGAATCCAGGTCACTATATAAGATTATTCAGGAACACACTGACAAATTTGTGAAAGATAATTTATCTCAACTATTTGAGTGTTTTCAACACATTAATTCCATTACGCCGGAGACTATATCTAAAATACATCCGGATTTGGCATTGGTTGGCGACCATCTGATACCACAAACAACTGAACAATTATATTATCGTCAGCAATTTGAGAAACACTATTCGGGTTTGGGAAAAATCATTCCTTATTTTTGGATGCCCAAGTACGTTAACGCTACGGATGCAAGTGCACGAACATTAAAAATCTATAAAAAGGTGGTGAAAGAAAATACTACGGTCTAATCACACGGTTTTACATAATAATTTTGTGATTATTATGTATAATGCTATCATTTTTAATATTTGGTATTCTAACATTTAGTGCGTGTTTGTTTCATATATTTGGAACTTATTACTTCCTACAATCGGCTCAAACACATACATTTCTCGCAATAATGATAACTTCTATATTGTTAAATTCGGTCGCGACAATCATCCGCGTACCAACGAATATGTTCTTAGGACGCGGATTACCAGTAGTTTACATTGAGATGTTATATGTTTTCTTGTTATTTATTGCAACCACTTTATACAGTGTATTTATCCAGAAAGAAAACGTTCCCATCCATACCTATATCATTGCCGCTATCATGTTTGGTTTATTTATCATAAATGAATATTTGTCACAAAATGTTGTATCCGTGGTCTAAAAATCTGCGGTGAAATCAAAGACGTTCGCGTCTACGGTCTTATTTGCAAGGGCATATTCGGAATTCGTGCGCTCAAAGAAATTAACCTTTGATTCCACGCTAATTAATTCCATAAAATCAAATGGGTTCTGTGAACTGTACAATTTATCATAACCCAACTGTAAACACAAACGGTCAGCAACAAATTCAATGTACTGGGTCATTAATTTGGCATTCATACCAATCATGCGGCAAGGAATGCTTTCCGTAATAAACTCCTTTTCAATATCAACTGCTTCCGTCACTATTTCGTAAAAACGCTTCTTAGAAACCTTTTTCTGTAACTTGGAGTAAAGTAAAATAGCAAACTCAGTATGCAAGGCTTCGTCGCGGGAAATAAGTTCATTTGAGAAAGTAAGTCCAGGCATTAACCCTCTCTTCTTTATCCAATAAATGGCAGCAAATGAAGATGAAAAGAATAATCCTTCTACCAATGCAAATGCGACCAATCTAGTTGCAAAACTGCTTCTTTTATCGTTCAGCCATTTTTGTGCCCAGTTGAATTTCTTTGAAATACAGGGGTAATTTTGGGTTGCTTGGAATAATCGTGTCTTTTCATCTTTGTCTTTAATATAGGTATCAATTAGAATACTATACATCTCAGAGTGTATTGTTTCTATTGCGATTTGAAACGCATAGAATGCACGGGCTTCTGATACTTGTATTTCATTCATAAAACGGGTTCCTAGGTTATCCGTAACTAGCGCATCACTACTAGAAAAGAATGCCAACACCATTTTTATGAAATTTCGTTCGTCCTCTGTTAGCTTTGCCCAGTCATTCAAGTCTTGTGCCAAAGAAATTTCACCTGTATGCCAAAACGAATCAATTGAACGTTTATACATATCCCAAATATCATTATATTGGATTGGAAACATTACATAGCGGTTCTCGTCAGGCGTCAACAACGGTTCAGTCGTAACAGTATTATCGGACATTGTCTGTCTAAATAATATAGTGGGTAGATTTTATTTCCTTTTCTTCATATATTACAATGTCCCACCTCCCAATTGAGACCACGCGTTTGTTTCCGAGCAAAATTATCAATTCCTAGGGTTATTTTTACTCAATCGCGTTTGTTTTGTCCAAAACGACCTCTTTGAGAACATTTTTAATGATTTTATCTTCAAATTTTATGTCTTCTTCTCTACCACAACCTCCAAGAGCCGCCTTATAATATTTGAAATAGTCTTCGTATTCGTCCGTTCCATGAGTTTCCACTCGTTGATGATTATCTTTACACCAGCGTTTAAACTCAGACATGTTTCTATCTGCCGTTATCCTCACCGCTCTGCGCAAATGGGTCTTATCGCTGTCTTCTTTTTCCCACTTATCATCTTGTTTAATGTAAATGGTTTCGCGTTTTAAATCTGTACAATGAAACGGTCGTGTATGCAAGTCCATATTTTTAATTCTTGTCGTTAACACATCGGAGATACCCGTTACAAAACCCGTACTACCGGTATACAGAAATTCTTCCTGAGTGACTTCAATAGAGTTTATAAAATCATTAAATGTAATTGCATCCTTACACGTTTCGTTCAAAAAGACGTTCAGATTAAACTTGTTGTTACAATTTGTATTGATTGTATTATTCGTATTTCCTGCCTTTTTAGCCAATTCCATCATTTGCTTATTTTGTTCAATTAAAAGTTCCTTAAATTCCGTGTTTTGTTTGACCAATTCAAACATTAGTTGCGACTGTCCATTCTTATCTTGTGACTTGTCACGTATAAATTCAATCATTAATGCCATCATTTCGTCTGATTTTGGTGCGGATGTAACAACCTCGGGTTCTCGTTCAGTCACAACGTCCGATTGGAAAGCGGCATTACACACCTGCTTATGCCGCCATAGCCCCTGACGTTGCTTATACTCCTTACCACATTCGCATTGGTAACTATTGCTACTTTTTGCGTCAACCTGCGTCATCCGTATGTGTTTAATGGTCTCCAAGTGCTTATTATAACTACTAAGTTTGCACGTAAAATAGTCACAATCATTGCAATGAAATTCCTTGGCAACTTTTAGCAACTTTTGCGTCATCATTGTAACCCTAAACTATGTTGACAAAAAGTTTCTAAATCGTATTTTGCGTAATTTATTTAATTTTTTTCAGTCACACATTTGTAATGATTTTTTTGGTATTTACTGCATTATGCTCAGACCTCACTTTTCGGAGGGTCTTTTACAATTTTATATTGGGGAAATGAAAAATGGACATTTTAAAAATGTCCATTTTCGGAAAGCGACGCCATTTCTTTTCACGATTTTTACAATTCCCACAATAGTGGGATACAGATTTAGAACTGTAAATACAAATTTTTAGTTGTCCAATTTTTATGGTCCAAATATTTTAGAGAAAAATGTGTAATAATTGTAAATGGACGTAAATACGTTTCATAGAATATTTTTATTTTTCTTGATTGGGGCAACCCTTATTAGTTTTTATTTGTTTATAGACGTATTAATTTTGAAAAACAATAAATATTCTAATTTTTGTAATACTTGGCAGTTTCCAATGTTACTTGCAATAATGATTGAAGTATTGTATAGCATAGGAGTATAGCAGAGTATTCCAAAAAGAGTGTTTACCGTATATTGTTTGGCTATTGTTCTCATATCACACCATAATGCAATTGCCAAGACAAAATAATAAAATGGGTACATTGGTTTGAAACGACACGAATAATTCTTTTGATATTGTATAACGAATATAATATGAAAAGTCGTTCTAGACAAAATAGTTTAGACTTGGGTGAAGAACCAGACGAGCCGAAGAAACGTGGACGGAAACCCAGAAAAAGTAACAATACTGAACTGATGAACGAATTTAGAAATGAAATAGAGACTGAAAGTGGATTATCAAAACAAAGAGCATATTACGAGAACTTACATCATTTATCAGGTAATGAACGTGCTATATTTGAAGCGAAATTTACCAAACCAAAGAACGATAGCCAAATGTATTATTCCACTTTATTGAAACAAAAATCAAAGAAAATTGTAGTGGCAACGGGTCCAGCGGGTACTGGAAAGACACTTTTTGCAACGGAGTATGGTGTAAAGATGTTTTTAACCAATCAATACGAAAAGTTGATTTTCACACGACCATCGGTTAGTGTAGATGAGGATTTAGGTTATCTACCAGGCACATTAGAAGAAAAGATGGCGCCGTGGGTACGTCCAATATACGATGTCTTGTATCAGTTTATCACACCCAAAGAAGTCACTGCATTGATGGAGGATAAGATTATTGAAATCGCGCCGTTAGGGTATATGCGCGGTCGGACATTCAAAAATTGCTGGATAGTCGCAGATGAGATGCAGAATTCAACAATCTCTCAAATGAAAATGTTAATGACGCGTTTGGGAGAGAATAGTCGTTTAGTCATTACGGGCGATTTAGAACAATATGACCGTCTGAACGAAATGAATGGTTTAGAAGATTTTTTGAATAAGTTTAAAGGAAAACGTTCGTCTAGTATTTCTAGTATAGAATTTTATAAAAGCGACATTCAGAGAGAAGAAGTGGTACGTGAGGTGTTAGATATATATGGGGGTGATATACCCGCAGATTATGCTATAAACGATGAGGATGAAAGTAGTAAAAATTAAAAATACTAGATGAGATTAATTTCGTTGCTTAATTTATAGTATGTTATCTAAGATATCTTTACCAAAATTAAGTCATTTCAAGTATGATTTTGCACCAGTATTGCGTAACAAAATAGTATTATATGCGTTTTTCGCAATGACCCTTATACAAGTACTCTTTTTTGCAAACAATGGTGATATTGCCGCCATAATCACTATGGGATTAGTCGGTTTTATTGCTTCTTTTTTCAGCAAAAATATGATTGTGATTTTGTTCATTGCCTTGACGGTATCCAGTTTGTTGAAATACGGCATTAAGTCAAACACCCACGAGGGTCTTGAAAACAAGGATGAAGAGGAGCACGAGGCGGTTGCCAATGATGAGAACATGGATAATAAAGAAGACCCTAAACCCGATGAAACGAAGGAGGATAAACCAAAGAAACCCGCAGCAAAGAAAGACGCCGATGCCGCTAAGAATGGTGAGGTGAATTCGGCTGAGACATCGGATATGACGAAGGATGAGAAAAAGGAAGAATATGAGAACTTGAAAAAGGATTTGCCAGAATTTAAGGAGGTTCAGGCTGAAATATTAAAGGGTATTGAGAGAATGGACCCCCTTTTACAGAAGGCGGAAGCGTTCATTAACAAATACGCTGAATATCAACGATAAGTTAGTTAACGGTTGTATCAACGTGTAATATGAAGTTATACGTTGATTTAGGTATATTATTTGTTCCGATACTATATATTACAACAAATGGGTTTTTTTGCGGATCTCGGAAGAATGATAAAAAGAGCTTTCCGTATCATGGGGCAACTCGGAAATATCGCCCGTGGTCTTGGTGAAATTACATATGGCGTTGGTAAAACGGCATTTGAAGCACCGCGAGGTATAGTATTAGCATGGGTACAATTTATAATTTTTATACAAACGTTATGGGTTTTTGCCACGACAAATTTAGATTGTGCTATGAGAATGATGAATAACGCATCCTACTGTGCTTTCTTTTATATTTTAGATGTGCTTGGACAAATGCTATATCTTATCCCTCGTCTTGCCATATATGTATTAAATGTTATGGGTTTACCAGCAACACAATGGGAAACCAATATTTGGGATTTTTTAGAAAGTGTAGATAGATGGTTCATTGACCACGTTGGAATTCACATTATTCATTTTCCGAAATCAATCAGGGACAGTTGTTTCAATTGTCGTCGTTTGAAACCACAGGCGTTTTTGAGTAAAGTAGAGAAAACTGCTGCTGAAATTAAGAACCCTATTATGCCATTGTTAACTGGCGGAATTGGTAATATGGTGGGCGGTTTATCGCGAATATCTAACGCCGTAGGAAGTTTTTAGTCAAAATACACAACGCATAAAATATACCCACAATGTATAGAAAAATGGCAAAAAAGTGTCTACCTGGCGTGATTTGCATTGAAAATGTAACATTTGTTTTATTCATCATTCTAATTGCAATCGGAATATATATTTTTTACACTCGTTCACATATGTACAACCATAAAAAACCATCCGCTGAACAAAACTCTAACGAACGTATCATCGTTCTTCCTAGCATTGGTATATCGGCACGTAGGGACCCAGTGAATGACCCATATGCACCACCTTTAAAGCAAAACGACTATTATCATCCGACAGATTCTAGCGATATTCGTGGATTGCCGCCAACGGGTGGCATTCCGGTCAACATTCAAACGCGTGGTCTGAATACGAATTATCAACAAGTAGGTATTTTAACACGGAATAATACACACGATGATATGATATTACCATTAATGGGAAGACGAATAATGAGCGGACGTGACAAATGGCAGTATTATACAATGACAAACACGGGTAATTTAAATACGAAACTACCGATTAGTTTGAATGGTAAGAGTTGCACAAATGAATACGGGTGTGATGATATAAACAATGGAGATATGGTATATGTAGAAGGTTATAAAGATACATTCCGGGTCACCATGTACGAAAACAATCTATTCAGTTACATTCCAAGCCTTTAGACAAAACATATGCGAAGGTGACAGAATACAAAATATTATAATACTATATAGTATTACAATATGTCCAAATTTGAATTAACTACGAATGTAAAATACGAAGACAAAATGGTATATGATTATAGTAAAAAGAATATTAATATTAATGAAATTGAGCCTATCCCCAATAACAATAAAAAAATAAATATGACTTTTTATAATGGTTCAAGTGAGCCCAATATCATATATACCCAGAACGGGTCAAACACATCCTATTACCATAGACGCGCGTATGTATATAAATTAATACATACCAATATTGATGGGGTCACAGATGCCGGAGGAATTCTAGGTGAATTAGTGATAGAACATACCCCCATTGGGGATAACAGTAATAAACTGTACGTGTGTTTCCTATTAAAGGCATCGTCGTTAAACACCACTACGGATATTGACAATATGATTGCATTTAAACAGCAGTCCGCATTAACGACCACCGGCATTGAACTGAATACAGTCATTCCCAAACAAGACAAATGCATCATATATAGCAGTACAAATAATAACATTCCAAATAAGGTGATTGTATTTGTTACGCCAATTGAAATTAACAAAGCAAGTCAACAATTAATCAACAATTTTACTACCAACAACGATTTATTTGGTATATATAACGCAAAATATTCCGTGTTGCCGGCAACAAATATATCAAAGTTGGGTGCAGAAGAAATATATATAGATTGTAGTCCAACGGGTGTATCTAGTGACGAAGTAACATCGTATAGCATCCCAATCAATAGCCGACTGGCATCTGAAAAAGAAGAAACCACTACGATGCAAACAATGACCAATTTTGCGATTTTTACAATGTTCTCATTGGCATTGGTATTTATAATCCCGGGACTATACCAAGCGTCTGTAATTAAAACGGCGGTTTTAGCAACTAATTCTACACTGAAAATGCACACAATTGATTTAATAATCACGCTGTTATTCTTTATTGCTATACTCGTATGTTTTGTGTGGGGATTTAGCAGCGAGTTGTATGCGGCGGTAACTATGGGCGCCGCATTGTTGTTTGTGTTGGTATCATCTACGTGCATTTTATATGTAAAGAAAAGTGACCCTGCATATTTGACCATAAAAGATAAGAAAATAACGTATCCGGAGAACCCAGACAATGATATTATGTTTGATTGGGACGAGTTTATAAACACGTTATTTGGTATGATTAAATATGTATTTGGTAAGAACGCTATCGCCGTGAACATAACCGGAATACTGATTTGGTTAGTTGCCACTCTAATATTGTGGTTAAGTGGTGGAGTAAGCACAGCCGTTGCTTGGACATTATTTGGTGTGGGTGGTTGTGTATTGTCGCCGATTATATTAACTTCACTGACCTATACGGTGGAGATAAATAAAATGGCGAAAACAAATACAGCATAATGGTGAATTGTATAACAAATTACGAAATTGTTATATAATTATGTGTTTAGTACATAGATGCACTGCCGATTTTCTCGGCAACTGGCTTAAACGACGAGGGAGTATAGACGCTCAAATCGCTTTGTCCAATGGGAGCCATCTGTTCAACGATTTCCTCTTCCAACGAGGTTGCCTTGGCAGGGTTCATCGCCTTCATCTGCGCATCCTTTTTAATTTGGCTGGGCGTATAAGGTATCATTTCAACACGTCCAGCGATATTGCTGGAACGGCGAAGCATTTCGTATGCGACGAAAACATACAATATAGCTAAAATGGGATTAGCGTACAAAAACAAGTAAATCGTTACGAGAAAGATACCGAGCATTCCCATAGGCGAATCAATCATATTTGCCACATAAGCGGGCATTTGAATGGGCATAGCCAAATAAATGGCGAAAACAACTAATACAGATAGTTCTAAGTTAGATAAGGACTTTACAGCAGAGGGAACGTTCATTTAATATAGTATAAGATACTATTATATTTTTCAGACGAACGAAGATATATTGACAAAATTGAAACATCCTAAATAATAGTTCTTATTAGTATAGACTACGATGAACCGATTTTCAAAATTTAAAAACTATAAATCAAAAAAAGAACCAAATGAAAAGTTTACGTTGACGGAAGAGTATAAAAATCTGATAAGCAATGCATCTTATCTAGGTAAAAAGGGGTATACTATTCCGAAAGCATTGCTTTTGAAAGAGGATGAAGAATATTTACGCAAAGAATTGTTTGTAAAACCCGAAGTGGTTGGTGCAAATTTTGGACCATCCGATGAAAATAGCGCATTCCCAGTATTCCGTGAAAATGCAAATAAATTCTACCTTCCAAGATTTTATGGAATTGAACGATATGGACTGCCGCCACGCTCAGAAATAACGCAAGGAACGGACATTAACGTAACATTTTCTAAACCTTTGCGTGATTATCAAGAAAAAATTATTGATATTTATACAAAATATGTAAACACACCAATATGCAGCGGGTCTGCAAATGTGGGCTCGGGTGGTATACTGGAAGTTCCCTGCGGTAAGGGCAAATGCTTAGGGTTAAACACCCCAATCCTGATGTATGATGGTGCTATCAAAATGGTTCAAGACATAAAAGTGGGCGATGTAATAATGGGGGATGATTCTACTCCAAGAAACGTATTAACTCTGGCACGTGGCAGAGAAACGATGTACAAAGTGATACCAACCAAGGGCGACCCATATATAGTGAATGAAAGTCATATATTGTCATTGAAATACAGTTCTGCTGTGAATAAACAAACGCCAAAAGGAACGGTTATTGATATACCAGTATTAGACTATTTAAATTTGCCCAAATCATATCACGGAAAGGGGGGTGTTCTCGTTGGTTATCGTGTGCCGATTGTGTTTCCGCACGTGACAGTAGAACTAGACCCATATTTGCTTGGTTATTGGTTAGGCGATGGAAGGTCAAACGGAACTGGCATTACAACACAAGAAGCAAATGTATTAAAATATTTAACAAATGATTGTTTTCAAAATAAACATCCTTCATTGTATTTACAATATACAGGTTCTCAGTATGATTATCGTATAAATTCAGTAAAATATACACATAAAAATGTTATGATGGATTTCTTGCGTGAAAATAACCTAGTCAATAACAAACACATTCCTCATAATTATAAATGCAATGACCGTGCGGTTCAATTGGAGTTACTTGCCGGATTAATTGACTCGGATGGGTATTATCACCATAATTGTTATGATATAACACAAAAAAACGAAACTTTGCTAGATGACATACTATTTGTGGCACATTCACTAGGATTTGCTGCGTATAAAACTGCGTGTAAGAAGTCTTGTATGTATAAAGGAGAAAAAAGGGAAGGGACGTATTATAAAGCGAGCATTTCAGGACAAGGATTGGAAGATATCCCGGTAAAGTGTCCAAGAAAGAAAGCGCACGCAAGAAAACAAATTAAGGATGCTTTAAATACAAGAATCCGACTAGAAAAATTAGATATAGATGATTATTATGGATTTGAAATAGATGGGAACCGACGTTTCGTATTGGGCGATTTCACGGTTACGCACAACACTGTTATGGCATTAAAAATCATATCAACCCTGAAAAAAAAGACACTGATTATCGTGCACAAAGAATTCTTAATGAACCAATGGATAGAACGCATCGCCGAATTCTTGCCCGGGGCAAATGTGGGTAAAATCCAAGGACAGGTCTTTGATATAGACGGCAAAGATATTGTAATCGGAATGGTCCAGACGTTATATGATAAGGAGTTCCATCCAGACGCATTCTCAACGTTTGGTCTAACCATCATAGACGAAGTTCATCGGATAGGTAGCGAACAGTTTTCAAGAACACTGTTTAAAACTATCACACCATATATGCTGGGTATCTCTGCGACCGTAGAAAGAAAGGACAAATTAACCAAGGTACTGTATATGTTTATTGGTAACAAGATTTATAGCGAGGAACGTAAAAATGACGACTTAGTATGCGTTCGTGCAATCAATTATGTTGCAAATGATACGGAGTTTAATGAAGTGGAACTAGATTTTCGCGGCAATCCAAAATATAGCACCATGATAACCAAATTGTGCAGTTACGGACCTCGCAGCGATTTTATAATCAAAGTAGTCGGAGATTTATTAAAAGAAGATAGCGAGAAACAGATAATGATTTTATGTCACAATAGGTCTCTCTTGACCTATTTATATGAAGGTATTACCCACCGAGACTTGGCGAGTATCGGCTACTATGTGGGCGGGATGAAACAGAATGCTTTACAAGAAACGGAACAAAAACAAATCGTATTAGCGACCTATGCAATGGCAGCCGAGGCATTAGATATAAAAACTTTGTCCACATTAATAATGGTCACTCCCAAGACGGATATTACACAATCCATCGGTCGTATATTGAGAGTAAAGCACGAAAATCCCATAGTGGTGGATATAGTAGATAAACACGACATTTTTCAAAATCAGTGGGCACAACGCAGACGTTTTTATAAAAAATGCAATTATCGTATTCGTCTGATTGATTCGCAAAGTTATAAGGGAATGTCATTAGATTGGGAAAATGACCATACGTGGAAGCGGGTATTTGAACCGAAGAATACAGAAGCAAATGCAGAAGAATGTTCGGAGGAAGACGATACAGCCCCTTGTCAGACACCTATCAAGGGGTCAGATAAGGGCAAATGTCTAATAGATATACAATTTGACGAAGAATAGTTTACCTTCTAATGCGCGTATAGCGTCTAGATTTTTTATTTGATTTGCGATGTTTAGCACGTCTAGACTTCTTATAAGTCTTACGTTTTTTACCGCCATTCATAAGAGCAAAAGGGTGTTGTTGTGCGGGTGGCATCGCAGTGCTCTTCATTGCATTAAGTATTTCACCTCCCGAAGTAGCAGAAGTGATGGGTGTGGGTAACACTGCATCTGCTTTGAATTCGCTAAATGTAGAACCGGTTCCGGACATTATATATTCT